CTCCATATCCCTCTACTAAACGTAGACTTTGCCGAATTTTAGGTAAGTACTTCGGCGAACTTGGACCTCGTCCCCGGACAGGAAGCCTTTCGAAGGGCAGATTATACCCTTAAAAAGACGATCCCAATCCTTCTTTATCTGCTTAACTCCCTTAGGTACGACAAAGAGGCAGCGGAAGTAATTCCGCTGGTAATCTTTGTTATACTTAACAGTTGCCGACGTCCCCGACGAAAAGGTACTCTTCACCAGACCCGCGCTATTATACAAATAATTTAGCGCAGGCCTGAAGATGTGCAACTTCTCGAAGATGCGGTCGATAGCAGATGCAGTTTCCCAATACCCATTCAGAAAGAAACTTTCTGAGTAGGCATGGTAAGCTGCGATTGAGGAAGAGTCCGCGCGTTTGCGAGGAATTACCTTCTTAATCCGTATGGGATTAAGCAGGGTTCCCTTGAAAGCATCGGATCCGCAAGATTCTCGGAAGTAACCCTTGTGAAAGGATTTCTCCCGATTAACTCGGAATCCGAAAGCTTCAAGTGCATCGTGAACGAAACCAACAAGAGCGGTTGAAGAGATTAGATCATCTCCGTATGTGAAAACGGATTCGATCTCGTCTCTCTCCACTCCCATCTGTCGCCCAAAATATCGCTGCGTTGCGAGCGTAATTGCCCACACCGTTAACGATAAAACTGGGAAACACATAGCGGATCCCATAGGCGCAAACATCGTTAGCTCAATCTCTTCTCCCTTTGGAGAAGATGTGTTGTGCGAACGTGACGCGTTTAAAAAGATCCTTACGTGTTCTGGAAAAAGAGAATTAAACACGTCTAACCGGACACGGTCAGACGCCTCGGCCAAATCAGTTGTAGCCAATTTTCGATCCACTGAAGATTGGACTGCCAACTGTTGATTTATACTTTGGTCGCGGAAGTTTATTCTTCCTCCAACGTATCTTGAGGACTCAAGGAGCTCGACGAAGAGCTCTTCTTGTCCCTGCTGAATCCACTGGTATTCAAGGGGTTCTGCGCTGATAAGGCGCGGACCTCTCGAGTCCTTGTTGACAGCAATGAGTTTTGCACTTCCAGACGCAAGGTATTCGCGTTTGAAAGTGCGAAAATCATGATCAAGACGACGCTGAGAACCGACAGTAAAATAATCCCCAAAAGGATATATACTGTTAAGTTCGGAGTAGTATCTCTTAAAGGAGTACTTCTCATGAGGTTTTTCTCCAGTTGCGACAGCACCAGGTCCATGATGTGGTCTGATATCTTCGAGGTTCAGCTTCTTAAGAACCTTATGGATAATAGACTTCACATGCGGCTTGAGAATACGAAAGAGTTGAGAAGATAGCGGTTGTTTGTTATCTTCACAGACGCTTTTGAATTTCTCGACACATCTATCTACATCCTCTTCTTTAAACTCAAACTCGAGTTTATAAAACATGAAGAAGACCTGATAGAGACTTTGGATTGCCGAGTGATCGGCGTCCTGGCGTAGCGTACCATCGCTATTGAAGATACGTTCGTACAACTTGCCGAATGTAACTGGTAAGTTGGTTTTGGGATTTCTTTTGAAAACCCCAGGAAAGACGAAGTATCCAAGCTCCAGCGATTGCTGGAGGGCCTTCCCGCATTTTGGCAGCTCCTTTGTTAAGAAGGAGAAGCTTTGATGCGTCACTCGACGTTCTATTGTCGAGTAATCGCGACCGAAATCGCGAGGGTGCCCATGGTAGTTCACGAAATCACGAGTGATTAACGCGCGAAGGATGTCAAGATACTGACTCTGGCTTTTCATGCGAACTCCTAAAAGGGGTCACGGATCCAGCCAATCAGTCAGTTCTCTGCTTAAGACTCGCGGTTAGCGAGCTTAGCCACATTTGCGGGCGTGGCAAACGCAACAATGGCAGCTGCGAGCTCTTGAAGAGCTGCAACGTCCAGGTCTTGCGTCTGCTCCATGACGAGAGCAGCGGACCGAGGCTTCTTAATCTTACGATTAAGATTATTCGGGTCTGCGATCGAAATGGTCTCGGAGATCTTCACGACATGGCGGCGACTGTTGTCTTTACTAACAATCGTGCCAATCTTGAAGACGAACTCCCGACCAGAGACGATGACGGAGCGGACCGTAGTATACGGAACGCTCTGATCAACAACCTCAAGGTTACGAGACGCGCCGGCAAGAGTAAGGCTAATAGCAGGGAACGACATGATTGATCCTTTATGTGTTATTTTATGACCTTTTACGGTCAGGACGTAAGAGAGCCGCGATGTTCATCTTCTGGACCCAATTGGGTGATTTCCAGACAAGAACAGGACGCGACCAATCAGATGTCAAGATGAATCTCTCTTTGGAGATTTTCTCTATATGTCCGGTGGTCTGATGGCCTTCATAGCTAATACCGTCCCTTTTTAACATCTTCGATACGATTGTCTTAGATTCGGTAATCTGAATCGTAACAATGGTAGCGTGAATGTTAAGAGAGGAGAAACCACTAGAGTGGTACGCAGCGAACTGAGAAAAGTTCCCTACGTAATCGGCTAAAAAAGACCATGGAATCGCGTTCCAGATAACATCTGGACGGAGATCTAACCCCAGCAATTGAATAATCTTCCTGCAAGTTGCATCCGCACCGCCTGAATGAAAATGGGCGGGTAAAGCGTATGAATACTTGAGGGTGAGATTCGCTGAGACGATCTTTCGTGTCGTCACTTCATGAACCATTTGACCGTACCCGTTGGATTGAATCCACGGGTGGTTAGTAGCGAATGAAGTGGTCGATACCGATTCCTGCAGCGTTATGCGGCGCGACCGACTCAGGGGCTTTGATTCATTATTCAACAGATTTTCAATACGAGAAACGTAGTTTTTCGCAAGGTCAATCGTTGATAAGAAATCAGAGACTAATGGCTTATATCCGAAGTTTATCGCTAAGATATTATCGGATATGGGTCCATCTAAGAACTCATCGAGTTCCTGACGGCTCTTAAGTCCAGCTCCTGAGTGCCCAAGTCTTTTATATAGATGACGATATGGCCTCCCTGAAGCCTTAAGCCAAGCAATTTGTTTCAATTCCTCAGAATACTGAGAGAAATCGGACAAAGCATGCTTGAACTTAAGGTTCTTCTTGAAGATCGTCGAAAAGAGCTTGGGCAAATCCTTTAGTTCTAGTAAGAAATTCGCAAGGGAAAGACCTTCATTAACTGAAGGTCGCATCTTGGCAAACTCATTATGAATCAAATCAGAATGAGTTTCTAAGAAATCCCCTGGCGAATCTACGGAGAACTGGTCTTGATTACAATAGGATAAAAATTCGTTGGGGATATAACCAACGAAATCGATCCATTCGTAACAGCGCCAGTCTCCCGATGTGGTCCTGAAAAAGGGCCCCATCGTACCGTAGTAACCAGTGATGTCACACCGGAACTCATGGAGCGAGAAGGGATTCTCGCTGTATGATCCGGATGTTACGCCCGTGACATCATTGATTATCTTACTATAACTCACAGCTCCCAGTTCTTGGCGTTGTATGGGTTCCTTAGACCAGTTGGAATACCGATAAACGGGTCCACCTGACCAATTAGGAATTGTCCACACAAAAGGCCAATACTGCCATTCTACTCTTTTCTGCGTCGCAGATTGGAGATAGTTTTTGTAGGAGCGCTTGCGAGTACGTGAACTAGACATATGGCACCTGAAGGGGAAAAGGATAATAGGCTGCTGGGGAACCAG